CCCGCCGAGGAGACCGCCGCCGGCAAAGCCGGAGCCGCCGCCGCCGTCGGGGCTCGTCGAACCGCCACCGCCAAGGCCCAGCGCTCCCAGCATCGCGTTCCATTTGTCGACAATCCACTGCCAGGCGTTAGCGACCGGCGTCGTGACCCACTCGGTGATCGCCTGCATGGCAGCGCTGGCCGCACTTTTGACGCCCTCGATAGCGGCGTTGAAACTGTCGACAATCCACTGCCAGGCGTTAGCGACCGGCGTCGTGACCCAATCCGTGATGAATTGCTTAACCGCATCGGCCCCGGACTTAATCGCCTCCCAGGCAGCGGACGCAGCCTGCGTGATCTGCGGCCAGTAGATGATGATCGCAGCCAGGGCGGCGGCGACGGCTACAAGTCCGGAAATGAGGCCGGCAATGGTCGCCGCGGACAAGCCAAACGCAGCGCCGACAGTCGCAATCGCCGTGCCGACCAGCCCGATTGCGGTGGCGATACCCGTGAACGCCACGCCGGCAATCACGGCCGCCGCCGCGAACGTATGCAATCCACCGGTCAATTGCCCGATGATGACAAGTGCCGCGATATCGGTGCCGGTCAATCCCGTCCCAAATACTTTGTTGATAGCGGTAGCGACGCCTTGCGCAGCCTGACCGAGCAGTACCAGTCCGCTAATGATAAGCTGGATCGTTCCCGGGATTTGCGCCCCGATTGTTTCGAGCCCCTTGATGATAGGCTGGAATATCGGCGACTGCACAATGGCCTGCCGGATCGTCGCGATGGCAACAATCGCGGAGGCCTTGAACAGCTCCCAGGCACTGCCCCAGTCACCACGCACCAAAGCCTCGCCAGCCTGCCGAAACCCGTTGATCGCGTTAGGGATCAACGCGAGCACGGCGTTGATGCCGTCCTTGATCTGATCCCAGAACAGCACCACCAGCGCGACCAGCGGGATCAGGATCGGGCCGAAGCCGGCAAACAGCGATATCAGCGCGGTGATCGGCGACAGCACAAAAGCGATGCCCTTGAACGCAACCGCCAGTGCGGTGACGGCCGCCGCGAGCGCGATGAAGAAGGCGATCGCCTGCTCCGATGTGACGTCCCCGAGACCGGAGGCGAATTCCTTGATCGTCGCCATCAAGCTCTGCCCGGCCGGGACCAGGACATCGTTCCAGATGCTGCTCAATTGGTTACCGAGCGCAGCGAGGATCTTGAACGTGGTTTCCGCCGGCGATTCGCCGAGATCCTTAAAAAATCCTTCCTTGCCCGCAGTCGAGAGCCCGAGCCAGGTCTTGAGCAGCTCGCGCGAGCCGTCGACCAGTTGCGTCAGCCATTCTGTCTTAGTCAGTTGGCCGCTAAGAAATACGCCGCCGATCTGATCCCTGGTGGCGCGGATTGCGTTGCCCAGGTCCGTCCACGCATCCTTGACCTTCTTCGCCGTCTCGATCTGCTCGGGCGTCATGTCGCGGTTGATCTTGCCGATCTCCGCGATCGATTTTCCCGTGAGGTCAATCGGCTTGGTCGAGGCGGTGAGCACCTTGACCATGTCTTGCCAACTGTCGCCGAAGAATTTGACGCCGAGCGCGGCCTGCCTCGTGGTATCGGGAATCTTGCTGATCGCGGTCGCGATCTCCTGCATGATGGCGAGCTTGTCCCCCCCGCGCAGCGTATTGATGCTGACGCCGAGCTTGAGCAATTCGCTCACCGTTTTGGTCGTCTCCGTCCCGAGCTTGCTCATGGTGATGACGGTGGCAGTCGCGCCGTCTGCCGTTTTGAAAGTCTTGAAAACGCTGTCGAGTTCTTTCTGCACGTCATCAAGGACGCTGATGGTCTTGCCCGCGCCTTTCTGAAAATCATCGAACGACAGGCCGGCGTCGGTGATGACCTTGCGCAGTTGGACCCACTGCTCGACCGTGATCTTGAGCTTGTCCGCCTGCTCGGCGATCTGCGAGCCGGTATCAGCCGCGCCCTTGGTCAGCGCTCCGGTAATGGCCGCCACGGCGCCGACGAGGCCGACGACGGCGAGCTTGAATGCGGTCGCGCTCGAAATGAGCCTGCTGGTGACGCCGGTAGAAGCGGCGGCCACCTGCTGCCCGGCCTGCGCCATCTGCGACCCGACGTTCTGCGCGGCCTGGCCGACCTGATTGAGACCGGTTGCCACCGCAGTGGTTGCCTGGGTCCCTTGCTGCCCGAATGCGGAGGCCGCCCGCGCCAGCGCGAGGAATTGGTTGGCGAGCTGCGTGCCGGTAGTGACGAGACCATCGAGAGCCTGCTTGGCCTGCGCATATTTCTGCGGATCGACCTGGGTCTGCTTGGCCGCATCCTGGATCTGCTTAAAAGACTTCTGGCCGGCGTCGCCGAGCGCTTCGAGTTGCTTCTTAACCTCGTCGCCGCCGGTGAGCGTGATGCGCGTGCTGATGGTCGCCATTAGCTCTTCATCCGCTGCTCGAAGAATTCAGCCACTTTGCCGGCAGCCTTGGCGAAGATACTCAGCAGGTTGAACCGCTTTCGGATGGTCACCGCACGGACGCCGACGAACAGCGGACCGAGCTCCCGGTTGCTGGCATCAAACAGCAGCGGCGGCTTGCCGCGCACGTTCACGCTCACGAGCTTGCCGCCGTACTGCCGCGGCGAACGGACGCCGGCCTTGTTTCCGATTGGCAACCAGAGCAGCGGCTGCCCGCCGATATGGGCCCCGCGCTCGAACACGCCGGCAAAGGGCATCGTGTCGAAGATCAACGCCGCCGGGTCGCCGCCCTTGTTCGGGAACACCCGCGATTTCAGCGCCGCCTGCCAGCGTGCTGGAAAGCCGGCCGCCGCGATATTCGCCCGGCCCTCGGCAATCGCCAGCTTCGCCGCATCCTGGACGGCGCCGAGTTCGGCGGCCTCGATCTGCCGCTCGACCGCACCCCAGTCGACGGATTTCTCGCTCGAAAAGACGATCTGCATGTCAGATTGGCACGATTAAGCAAATGTTGGCGCGAAATTTCATGGCCAGAAGGCTGCGGCCGAGGTAGTCACTTGCCATGCGTGCAGCCACCGTCCTTCCCCTAATCGCCTTCGCCCTCGGGGCTCTGTTCACCTATTTTACCGCAAGCTTCATTGGGGACTTATTCCATATCAATTGGCTATCCCCGTGGGGGGTGGTGTGGCTGTTTTTCATCTGGCTTTTCTGGAGTGGAGCGTTTGTTAAGCCGATGCAGCAGACAATTGTGATAGATGAATTGAAGAGGCTGAACAGGCGCAAATAATCAGCCGCTCAACTCCTTGAGCGCCTTCTCGACCGCGGTCTCGTCGCCCTGCGCGGCGACGTTGGCGACCACGAGATCGCTGGCCCGGTCGGCCCGATCCAATTGCTCGGCTAATTCGAGATAGGCGTCGAGCTGCCGCGGCGTGAGCCTCATTGCAGCGTCGGGCGAGAACCCGGTGCGCCGTCCGAGCGCGACGACGGCGAGGGCGAGGTTCGCGAGCGGATCTTGATCGGCTTTGCCCCTTCGCCCGTTCCACCGAGGAGGCCGGTCAGTGCCTCGACGAAGGAGCCGATCCCGTTTGGGAATGTCAGCCCGAAAATGACTTTGAGGAATTTCAATTGCTGCTCTGGCAATAGTCGCGCCGCGTGTGCCTCGTAAGTCTCATCGGCCAGGTGTCCGCAACCGGCAGCGATGATCGGCCCGACTGCCGCAGCGCAGCCCTCGATCAGGCGCGGCACGATGCTGTCGCCGAAGCCGCCGCCGAGCAGCGATCGCAACTCCGGGAAGCGCGCGATGATGGACGCGATCGCATCGACCGAGAGCCCGCGCACGGTAATCCTGTTCCCGTCGATCCACACAGATTCGACCGACGTAGCCGGCGCGATATCCAACAAGTCAGCCATGGGACCACCTATGCCGTCGCCGTTTCGTGAACGGTGAAGATGCCGAAGGTGCCGTCGTCGGCCTTCTGCACCTCGGCTTCGATCTCGAGCTTCGAGAATTCATCGGAATCGGTGATGAAGCTAAAATCTCCGGTCGGAATGACCGAGATCCGGCCGGTGTAGTCGACGTGCTGGCCGATGTCGTTGGTGCCTTCGACTTTGATGATCCCGGCCACCTCGGTTTTCTTGAACGCCGCCACCGTGACGTTGCCGTCGGTATCCGTGCCCGTCTCACCGAGCGTGAAGATGGCCAGGTTCGGCCCGTTGATCTCATCGAGTGTCAGCTTGATGGTGGCGCCGGTTTGCGTGATGGCAGTGAAGTCCTTCACCTTGACGCCTTCGCGCGAGGAGAAGTGTTCCTTCTTCTCGACGGACGGCGACCACACGAACGCCGGTGCGTTGCCGAGATCGACGAAGTCGGCCGCGCCGTCTTCCTTGAACGACACGATGCCTTTGCCGATGTGGTAGTTCTGGATGCTCGGAGAGGCGGGCATTTTTTAGAGCTCCTCTATTTTCAGTGGGTACTTGAAGGTGAATTGCGCCTGCAGCGCGCCTTGCAGCGAGCGACCCCAGCCTCGATCCGTCCTGCAGCCGAGGTAACGGATGTTGCCGTTGGTCCCGACGGTTGCCAGAAGCGCGGCATCGTTGAGAACTCGCTTGATCAGTTCGACCCGCAGCGTCGCCAGATCCGAACCGACCTCGTTGGACTGCTCGGCGATGATGATCTCCGGCGTCATCCGGACGACGTAGGGCCGGTTAGGTGGCCGCGACGAGCCGATGTCGACGTCGCCGTTGCTCTCCTCGTCGCCATCGAAGACGCTCGCCGCCGGCAGTTGATCGTCCGGGATGTCCGGATTGTTACGCTGCGCCCAGCGAATGTTTGGGATCGCCGCGACGAGTGCGACCAGCCGCTCGAGAATTTCCTCGCGCCGATCGGTCATGACGCCGCGGCTTCCTTCAGCAGGAACAGCACCTCGCCCGCATCCTCGCCGTTTGGACTGCCGCGCAGTTCATACGATCGCACCGCCCAGGTCTTGCCATTGAAGGCGAGCGTCGCGCCGAGCCAGACGTCGCGCGTGATCCCCTTGGCGAAGAGCTCATAGACCCGCGCGAACGCGCTCGGCCCCATGCTGCGCACCTCGGCGGCACCGGTGGAGGTGACGATCGCCAGCGGCTTGGCGCGGGTGTTGTCGATCACCGTGATCTCGGTGGTGCCCATAACCGCCGGCACGCCGAGCTCCGCATAAACCGGATCGAACAGCACGGCGCCGTAGTCGGTCATTCGCCGTCCCTTCTGAAGGCGAACGTGCCGATATCTTCGCGGCCGAGTTCGGTCTCGATGTTGCTTTCAGAGATCAGCGAAAAGCCGCAAGCCGAGAGCGCGAACACGAGCCCCTCACGTGAAAAATACCAACAATGTTCTGTCGGCCTGTAGTGCTTCGATTCGAGCACATGCTCGGCATCGCGAAAGATCGGCAGCGACAGGAACAGCCACTCGCGGCAATTGGCGAGCAGCGACCGGAAGTCGGCGATGTGCTCGAGCACGTCCCACATCGTCATGGCCTGGAACGGCACGGCAAAGGGATCGACCCAGAGCATCGCATCCTTGAGCGATTTGACCGCCACTGGGTTGACGTCATAGCCGTAAGTCGTGCGCTGCAACCGCTTGCGCAGCTCGATGAACGCGCCGCAGCCGACGCCGATATCGATCAGCGTGCCGCGGAAGTGACGCTCGACGAAGTCGCACCGCGCCCGCGTGAGCGCCTGGCCAAGCGGCGTCAAGGCATACCCCGCATATTTGTCGAAGTAAGCTTGGCCGTAGGGCGCAAGCGCATCCTCGACCGGGTAGTAGCCGATGCCGAGCTGCGGCCACCAGGTCAGGCGGCCTGCTGCAAGCTCGTCGACCAGCGTTCGAACTGGCCCACGACGTCCGCAATGGCCTTGTCGCAGTTGTGCATCATATTCGTGCATCGACAGAACTTCTCAGGCATCGCGAAACTGATCCGGCTCAGATCAAGCCGCGGATCGGTGATTTTTTCCGGCGCGTTGTGGCCGCCGTGCCCGCCCAGCACGACGAATGTTTTAGTTCGGAGCGCCAGCCCTGCCGGCACGATCCAGCCGACCCCGCCGACGATCACATCGGCCGCGCGCAGGAGCGCGACGAGCTCGCGGATGGAAAGTTCGCCGCGGATGAGATGGAAGTGCGCCGGCGGCAGATCCCCGACGAGCCATTCCTGCTCCGGGGCGAGGTCCGCAATGCAGATCACGGTGTGCGTCGCCATCAGCGCCGCCGCGATCGCTGCCACGTATTCCGGCCGCGGATTGCGCGCCTCGTTGCGCCACTCCGAGCGCACCGTCACCGGCCGAATGACGGCAATCGGGCCGCTGGCGATGTCGCAACTGCCGGTCTCCGGCAGATCGAACAGGCTCGGATCGAACTCTACTCCCACAAGCTGATAGCGCCGCTCGAGCGCCTGGATAATCGACATCCGCCCCAGATCGCCGCCGTAGGATACCGTGAATTCGCGCCGTATTGTCGGCGGGTTCGACCAGCGGCTCGCCGGCTGCCGCGCGATGTTCTTTTGCTGCGTCCGCAACCGCCGCGATCCGCAAACAAACCGAATGCCGAGATCCTCGTAGAGCTCCGGCCATGGCGTCTCCAGCCAGACGTCGTACCTGGCCGCCGCCGCGCGCACGAACGGGCGCGAATAGATGTTGTCGCCGAGCCCCCACATCCCGCGGATCAGAAGCGGCCATCTCAAGCGGCAGCCCGCGCATCCAGAACATCCTGCAAGCTCACGACCGGCCATAGGTCGCCATAGGCACTGCCCGGGCTTGCGTTGAGCAGCGAAACGCCCATGCGCCGCAACGGCTCGGCCATGGCGGCGATGTCGATGCGGTGGAGTTCATATCGTTGCGGCTTCGGCCCCCAGCGATGCGGCTTGTGGTGCCACACCGTGCCGTCTGCTGCGGCCCGGCCGTCGGCGCCGAGCCAGACGATGGCTCCGCCCGGCCCGACCAGATGCGCGGCAAGGTTCGTCGCCGCGGTTAGGGACGTCCACTTCTGCACGAGGGTATCGCGCGCCGTCGCCAATCCCGGCGGCTTGCCCTTGCGGCAGACCAGCACGTTCTTGTTCTCGACGATCTGCGAGACCGTGACGACGCGACCGGCGAAGGCTGCAACCGCGGCGGCGTTCTCCGGCTCGTTCCACCAGCGCCAATCGCCGAAGTAGAGAAAATCGGCCCACGGCGCAGCGTAGACGCTCGAATTGATGACGATGACCTTGCGGGAGCGCAGTTGTTCGAGGTCGACCGAGCGCACCGACGGCCCGCCGGCGATGATGAACACCGTCTCGCCCGGCCACTGACACGGCACTGTCCAGAACGTCGTCATGCGACCGACATCCGCCGGTAGGGCCGGATCAGATCCATCACGGCCGCGGACAGATAGCCCGACGATCCCGAGGACAACGACGGCGAGAAGTAACTGACGCGGGTGTCGCCGTGCTGCACTTCCTGAATGCTGCGATCCCGCGTGCCCGATGCCCGTGTGGCATTGACCGCGTCGATCGTCGCGCGAGAGAGCCTTGCCGGCGCCTCCTCGGGCAGATCGTAGCCGCCGGAATAGGTGACCGAGATGGTCCCCGACCACGGCCCGCCCCATAACCGCCCGCTGGTCGGATCGAACTCGTAGTCGCCCTGCGCGCCGTCGACCGAAAGGATCTCGAGGACGGGATAGAGCTTCAGCACCAAGGCCTGTCGCTGCAGCGTCGTCTCGCCCCGGTGCCAGCCTTGTGCGGCAGCGCATTGATCGAACGTGAATGTCTCCAATGCCTCGGCCCGCCCGAACCGCCGGTCGCAATACTCTGCAATGATGCGTGATTGAAAGGTGATGGATGCCTGCAGCGCCGCGTCCTGACTGCTATCCGTAATGCCGAGCGCCAGTTTCAGATCGGCCAGGCTGATCAGGTCCGGGCCCGCGCCGCTGGTCGCTTCGTCGAGGATGCGGAAAATCGAATGCATATTACAGCAGCTTGTTGATCGAGGTTTCGACCGCGCCTTGCAACGCCTCGTCGGTGATCGGCGCGCCGCCCGCCGTCTGCACCGCATCGTCGTTGACGACGCTCGCAATGCAATTCTGCACCGCGATCTCGGGGGCGATCAGCGTCTGTTGCGCCCACCTGGTCCTGGTGCTGTGCGCGGGCGTAGTGCTCGGCTCATCGACGATGTAGTTCGCGAAGTGAACGCAAGCGACCGAGACGCGCCCACGAAAGACCGCGTCCTTGCTCAAATTGAACGTCTCCTCATAGGTCATAGCCACTGCGTCTCTCCAATCCTGCAACGCGCTTCCGCAACGCCTTGATTTCCTGCAACAGCAGCGGCACGAATTTACTGTAGTCAACGCCCCACAAGTCGAGGTCTTCGGCATGAGTGACTGCCTCGGGGAAGACCTCGATCAGTTCCTGTGCGACGACGCCGTGTGCCCGATTGCCGGTACTCTTCCAGGCGAAGTCATAGACCTCAAGCGCATCGATCATTGGCCCGGCGTCAAAGCATTTGAGATCGGTCTTTAGACGGCCATCGCTGCTCGTATTGAAAGAAGTGGCCGATGCAGAACAGGTGATGTTGCCGACGCCTGCAACTGCCGCATTGTAAAACAACATGGCATAATAGGAATCCTGGGTGGGCTTGGTGGTTATGGCGCCAATGTATCGAGAAACATCGAAATTAATGTTAAGCAGTCCATTGGCGGCCGGCGAACCAGCGCCGAGCTGCGTCGACCCAACTCCTGGGTTTAAATAGATTGTGCCGCTGGCGCGATTGATCTGCAGCGGCGTGCCAACATACGCCCCGGCATCGTTGTAGCGCGCAATCTCGAAATCAGATCCCGTATTACTACCGGTCTCTGGCGTGGCGTTGGCGAGATTGAACCCCCAGCGCGCATTGTTTCCAGTGTAGCTGTAAAAATTACATTCCGATCCGCCGGCTGCTTTGTGCAACTGGAAAGCGACACTCCCTGACGTCGGATATTGTACCAGAACGTTCTTGTTGAACGTGCCGCCACTCGTCCACGCTGCGTTCGTTCGTCCATAAAAGTACCCGTCACTCGGCGCGTCGACGAGATAGCCCTGCGCCTTCACGAACGCGGTGGTGGCGATGCTGGTGTCGTTGTCACTCGTTGACGGCGTCGGCGCTTTCGGATCGCCGGTCAGCACCGGGCTCGCGAGAGGAGCGTAGGCTGACAGATCAATCGACAGTGTGCCGTCGGTCAGCGTCAGCGGCGGGTTGGCGGTCGCAACGCCGGCATCACCCGGCGGACCTTGCGGCCCGGGGCTGCCGGTCGGCCCCTGCGGGCCAGGAGCTCCCGGATCGCCCTGCGGCCCCTCCGGGCCGGTTGCACCGTCCACGCCAGCCGGTCCGGTCGGGCCCTGCGGGCCTTGCGCGCCATCCGCTCCAGCGGGGCCGGGGTCACCCTGCGGGCCCGCCGGCCCCGGTTCGCCCTGCGGGCCTGGAGGACCGGGCGGCCCTGGTTCGCCCGAGCCACTGGAATCGCCAGCGCCGCCGCCGCCGCCGGCCGCATCGACTCCCTTCAGCGTCTTCTCATCGACGAACTGCGCGAACTGGCCTTTGGTCGGCTTGCCGCTGATCTCGGCATATGTCGGCGGGGCTTTCCGCGCCCGCAGTATCAGTTGCTCGGCCGGTCCGTACATTTACTTGAACCTGACCGGCTCGGGCGTGCGCTTTTCGTCCCCGCGTGCGTCTCGGCCATCGGCACCGCGCTTGACCGCCAGTCGCCAGTGATCCGACCTGCCTGGCTTCTCGCTCGTGTCTTGCTGCGCAATGAACGCCGAGCCGCCCATCGTAATGACGTCGCCCTGCACATAGGATGCGCCCTCTTTCCAGACGCCGACGTCAAGCGGAATGCCCGTTTTGATCGTGCTCACCGTGCCGGCAACCGTGGCCGTCAGCGTCCTGCCGCCGTCGTCCGATGTGAACAACGGGGCCTTGAAGGCCTCCGCGAACTTCTGTGCGACTTGCTCGACGATGTACCCGTGCAGGAGAATGAGGTCGGAAGCATCGCGCCCGTCACGGCCCGGCTCGCCCTTTGCGCCGGAAGGACCGGGCGCTCCTGGCTGCCCTGGCTCGCCCGCAGGTCCAGGCGGCCCTTGCGGCCCTGGCTCGCCGGCCGCACCGTCCTGTCCGCGCTGGCCTTGCGCACCTGGCTCGCCTTGCGGACCCCGTTCGCCGGGATCGCCTTTCTCGACCGGCCCCGCCTCGAGCGCGGCAACTCGCTCATCCAGATGCTCAAGCAGATCGAGCACGCGATCGAGATCATCAGGCATCTAAGCAGCCTCTCGTGACAGACGCCTTGCCTCTAACCGACTGATCCTAAACTGCCGCACGGCCTGCTGATCCTGCGCCTGCTGATCTTGCGCCGGTGCTGGCGCCGGTAGCTGCGGCGGCGTCTTCGGCGCAAACGGATCGGCCTGCGCGTCGCGTTTCGCCAGGGCTTCGAGACTGTAATTTTGCTGCTGGAGATATGGCAGGTCACCGCCCGCGACCGGCTTCAGACCGATCTTGGCGCGGCCCTCGTTCGGCGCCATGACGGCGGCCCCGATCGCATCGCGGATGGCGGCGATCTGTGTCGTGGTGTCCATCCGCAGCAGCGTCTCGGTGTCGAACTCGGTACCGAGGTTGCTGCCGTCGAGGCCAAGGCCGTAATCGAGGAGCTCCTCGATCTCTTCGATGTGCGACTGCAGCGCCTGCGAATAATACTCGACGTTAAGCGCCTGCACGTTGTTGTAGCTCGGCAGCGCGCCGACGCCGACCTTGTACGGCGGGACGTGGTAGACCGAGCACACGACCTCGGCCGACCATTTCAGGCTTTCGACCAACTGCCCCTCGACGTTGGTCATCGAGATCTTTTCGTATTTGATGCCGCCCTCGAGGACTGCCGGCCGACCATAGTTCTGGCCCGAGAACCGCTGCTCCCACTCCTCCTTGAACCGCTGCCGCTCGGTCTCGTCGATGTTGCCCGGCACCGTGATGATGCCGCCGGGCGTCGAGGCGTTCTGAAACAGCAGCGCCGAAGCGCGCTGGGCATTGAGGCCGAGCATGGACGAGAGCCCCGAGGCAAACACCGGAGGGACGCCGACCAATGGATGAAACAGGCAATTCATCCGATCGTGGATGATCTCGCGCGCCGGCACGACGATGTCCGTTCCGAGCCCGACGACATTGTCGGAGGAGAGCCGGTAGAACACCGAGCCGTCATCGGCCACGAGCGGCTGCACGCGCGTCGGGTCGAGCACATGCATGGCGATGACGATATTGCGGTTGTCGCGCACCTTGAGCACGTAGGTGTTGCCGCGCGACAGTTTCGACAGCATCCAGGCTTCATAGAACTGATTGCGCGTCTGGTAATCATTCGGGGAACGAAGCACGGGCGAAAACGCGGGATTGTCCGTCTCCGACCAGATCTCGTTCTCGTCCTCTTCGACGAGCTTCACGCGCAGCTTGGCGATGTCCCTGGCGATCAGCGTCTTGCAGGCGAAGTCGGCGTGAAACGCCGCGGCGTCGTCGGCATTGACCACGACATTGCGTTGCCAGGCGCCGGGAAACGACTCGCGGATGAGCGGCCACCAGCCGCCGCGCCCCTCCGACACCGAGGACAGCGCTTTGCGCCATTCGACGGTCAGGCCGAAGATGCGCATCAACGGCGACCCTCGGCCTGGCCGATCTGATATCGCAGCCGCGCCAGGCCCCAGCGGCCATCAAACTCGATGCCGAGTGCCGTGGCCCTGGCGCGCAACTGATCGAGTTCGCTGACCGCCGGTTCCGGCGCCGCGGACGGCGCCGGCGCTTCGGACGGCTCCGGCGGCGCGACCGGCTCCGGCGGCTGCGGTACAGGGCGCAAGCTCTTCGAGGCAAAGCGGGCCTTGCGGCTCACCACCATCGCGACGGCCTCGCGCAGGGGTGCCTCGTATTCCTCACCGGCGGTCAGGTGCCGCGTGCCGTACTTGTGCGGCTTGAGCGCCTGCAGCTTGCGCGTCCTCATCGTAAACTCCGATTACGCGGTGTGGACCGGGCCGCCCCACGCAACGCCGGTCAGATACGCGACCGACTGCGCCCGGCGTCTCGCCCAGTTCACGACTCTCTCCGCCCTAAGCGCCACGCAGTTTGATTGCCACATTGATACTAAACTTGTGCCTGTCGGCGTGATCGCGTCGCCGGTCGGAGCGTCGGACATTTCGAGCGATGCCTCACGGCTGGCATCGACCGTGATGCCGCCCTCGTCGGCGAGATAAGCATCCGAAGCATTGACCAGCACAACGATGTTGCCGACGTGATCGGACGCGATCACCGGCATGCCGCCGAGCGTGCCGCCGGTGTTTGTCATCGAGGCGAACTCGTTCTGGCCGAGCGGGTTTTTCATCATCGCCAACGCCGCCGCGTTGTTCGATGACATGACCCACACGCCGCTCGTGACCGGATTGTTTGCCGCCGTGAACTTGGCAAACAGCGACCTGATATCGAGGTACACGTCGTCAGCGTCTGGACCAGATGATGCGATGGATGGCGCACCGTTAGTAATCGAAGCCGGCGAGACGTTCGCCACCGCGGTTTTAGATGGCGTGATGAAGTCGATGTCGAGCCGCTCGGTCAGCGCGTTCGCTAGCTCGTTGCGAACGATCGTGTCCGACTTCGGGTTCGAGTATCTGATGTTCTCTTCCGTTAGAACACAGATATTCGCCACTTTTAGTGGCGTCAGCGTCGTGCGTGTGAAACTGAAGGAAGTAAGCGGCTTGTTCTTTCCCTGACCTACCCAGTACCCAGCACCGCCGCTCGTCTGCGTCACGATCGGCGTGTAAAACATGATCGAGCGCAAGGCAGGGATGTTGCCGGTACCGAAGCGGCCGAGGATGGTTGCCCGCCGCTGCCATTCGAGAAAGTCGGCGACCGCCGCGCCTTCCGCAGCAATGAGGTTTGCCGCCCAGTTGCCGGTGATCGTCGAGCCGGCCGGCACCGCCGTCTTCAGCGTGCCGACGACATTGGACTCGGCCCCGTACATTTCTGTTGCGACCTCGATCGCGTTGCGGGCATCCAGCCGCGCAACGGCCCTGGCCTTCCATAGGCGGGCCGCCTCAATGCCTGGATCGAGCTTCGGCTGGCTCCGCACGACGATGCCACTGCGAAATGCCGCGCCTTCGTGCGCCGTGTCCGCCTTGATCACCGGCTTGGCCGCCCTCGCGACATTCTGTTCAAGCTGCCGTAAACGCGCGAGCTGCTTGTCGATGGACTCGATCGTCGCCTGGTGCGTATCGAACTCCTCGGTTTCAGCGTCGTCCATTGTGCGGTCGTCGTCGAGTCCTTTTTTGGCGACCGACTCTTGTGCCGCGAATGTCGCGGCGCGCTTGTTTTCAAGAGCCGTAATCTGCTCAGCATAAGTTTTCATCGTGCCCTCCTGGGCCTGCTGATGTCCCGAGGCGCCGGGAGGGTTGAGGTAAACGACACCGCGAGCTTTCTTGCCATGCGCGGCGAGCTGCGCAGTGTCGAGAGAACGGACTGTCGTGATCGAGGCTTCGGCGTTTGCCGGAATTGTCACGGCCGAGAGCTCGAGCCACGACCATTTCAGAAAACGGAGGCCACCGCCTTCGATGCGCGAATGCTCGAGCGACTTGAAGCCGATCGAGAGCCCCTGCACGAGCCCGGCCTTGATCGACTGCCACGCCTCGTCGAGACGCTCCTGCAATCTGCCGGGCTCAGCGACGCGCGCCAGCTTCGCGGTGATCTCAATGCCGTCCTTGCCGTTCTTGGCCGCCGTGACATGGCCGATCGGCGCAGCGCTATCGTGCTGCCAAAGCAACGGCAGCGGCAACTTGAACTGCGCGCCCTCCGGCTCGACGATGTCGCCGAGCCGATCCGGCGTCGGCGTCGTCGCCATGCCGGTGATGGTCCGCGTCTCCTCGTTCACCCGCTTGATTTCAAGCAGGCTGTAAGCTCGGCTGAGCATGGTCCGATGTCCTATATGACGTACAACCGCGGCACCGGCGCCCGATGCGGCTTGGGATCGCGCACCATCACCGTGACCGCGTCCATCAGCGCCATCCAGCAATCGATCTTCGCGTCGCCAGCGTTCTGTTTGGTCGCGCGGATCGCGGTCGCCGTGCTCTCGATCTTCACATTGCCCACGCACCAGTCCATCAGTCGGTTCGGTGCGTGTTTCAGCGTGCCGTTCTCGGTCTTGCGTTCGGCCGTCTTGATCGCGTTCATCATCGCGTAACCCTGCGGCGCCCCGACGAGCTGCTCGCCTTCCTGCGTGATGCCGACCTCGCGCAGCGCTTCGATGAATTCACCCAGACCCGCCGGGTCCACCGCAACCGCGGCCAGCAGTTTCTTTTTATTGATCGTATCTATCAGTTCGACGATCTCTTCGATGTCCTGCGCCGCATGCTCCACGATCACGAGCTCGCCGGCCGCCTGCGCCTCCCGCAACCGCGGCGCAATCGACTTGCGCCGCTCGAGCACGCTCTCGTGACACCACGCCTTCACCCAGCACAGCCAGTCGCTGGTCTCACGACACCTTCCGACTACGGCGACACCGAAGAGATCGTCGAGCCCACCGCCGTCGATCCCGACGACAATCACTTCAGACCTGATCAGGATCTCCTCGAGCGTCAGCGCCGCATCCTCGGCCGCCGCCCAGAACTGCGCGCCGGGCCAGCCGTCCGAGCTCATGCCGATGCCCATCTCGATGTTGAGATGCTGCGAGGCCCAACGCCGAACCTCGTCCTCGCCCTTGTAGGTCGCGGTCTCGTAGTCCGACACCAGCCGATCGATGCTAATCGACTTGCCCAGGTTCGGCGTCACCATCGGCCAGTTCGCAGGATCGCCCCAACGCTGCCGATCGCGCGCGATGTCATCGGGGAATTCATACAAAACCGGCAACATCACCCCCGGCGCGCGGCCGTCGCGAATAGACCGAGCCATTTGTAGTTCGGCACGAAATGCACCCGCGGGCGGCTCATCGCTTTGCGTCGTGATGAACGCCAGGAACGCCTCGGGGATCGGCAGAAGCCCGCCGCGAACCTGGCCGATAATGCGACTAGCTTTGGAGTTGCGCGAAATTTCGTGAAGCTCATCTATCAGCACGCCGGCCGGCTTGACCCCGGTCAGAACACTCGAGTCAAAAGCCTTGATCTTGAGCTGTGCCTGGGTTCGCCGATTGGTGATGATCTTCAGGTGCTGCTGTATCTGCATGCGCCGGTGCAACACCGGATCGATCTGCGTCATACCGGCCGCCTGCATGAAAGCCAGATCGGCTACCGCCTGCGTCGGCGCCACCAGCAAGAACTCGGCACGGGGCCGCGTGTTGAGCAACAACGCGGTCATCATCATGCCCGCACCGTAGCTCGTCTTGCTGCTCTTCTTGGCCGCAAGCACGAACAACTCGCGGATCACCCGGGCGCCACTGCGATCGATCGAGCCGAGAAGTACGCCGACGATCTCGCGGAACCAGTCGCCCGCCGCTTCGGCCATGGTCGGCGTGCCGGGCACATCCGGCAGCCGCAGCAAATTGAAAACCTCGATCGCGCGCGCCGTCTCTGCCGGGTTGATCCCATGTGCGGCGGCGGGGATGAGCGAACGCCGCGCGCGGATGCGATCCTGCCAATCCAGACACGATAGATCGAGCATCTAGTTGATCAGGGTTTCCCAGACCGTGCCCTCGATCGCCTTGTCCGCTGCAGCCGCGTCCAGCGCTTTCTTCGTCGGCCGCTGCCGCACCCGCTTCTCGGCGCGCATTTGCGCGACCGGATCGCCCGCCAACACGAGCAGCGTGCGACAGGCGGCGACCCTCGCCGTCGCCGGCGCGGTTTCATCACCCGCAATCTGCCGCAGCACCGCTTCCGGATCCGCCGCGCGGGTTTTGGGCTTGTTTTTCGTCATTTTGGGATGCAACTCCTAGGATTTTGCGCCAAAAATCCGCGAATGGGTGGCGCGGGGGTTATTCCTCGGCGACCCTCCGAACATTTTCCTACCCCCCACGGTACCGTCGTGCGCGCGCTTTGACGGTTTTGATCGTGTGATGCGAGGCGCAGAGAGCTTGGCCATTGCTTGGATCGAACGGCTTGCCTCCATCCCTGAGCTCGACGATGTGATCCGCGTAGATGCGGTGCTCTGGCCATGCCTTGCCGCACCTGTGGCCGTTCTTGTCCACGGCTTCGCATCGACGTCCTGCCCGACCGATGACCTCGGCACGCCAGGCGATGAATGCCGGCGTGTTGTAGATGGGTTCCATGACCTTTGGCGTAGGCCTGACGGTACGGGTGTCGGCGGTGCGGATGAGTGGGCGTAGAGTGCGCAAGGATCGCCGCCTGTGCGTTCGTTTGGGGTGGTGGCTACCCAACACCCGGCCGCGGCTAGAACGCACCACGAGCCAACGTCGTCGAGTTGCCGACTATTCGGTGGTGCGCCGGATGCCCGGGACTGGGAGGCACTGCGAGCTCCCCAAGGCACCCGGCGCTCTCCACGCGCAGCAATTGCGGGAAAGCCCGTCACAGGCCAACAATCGCTGCGGGGACCAAAACGCGCCGCGCTTCGACTCGCTCGATTTTTCGAGAAAGCCGGGGGCAAATCAGAGGGTTGGTGTGACGGGCTCGGCAAACTTCCTAACTCAACCTTGGCGCGTTTGCAATTTTTTCGATTCGATCCCTGTGCGAAAGCTCGATGCGCACCTTGCGGCCGAGCAGATCGAGCAGGATGCGCTCGCGCTCTTGGGCGCTTTGCCCGTCAAACAAACCGACATGATCGCGGAATGGCCCGGTGAGGATGCGCACCGTGTCGCCGTGCTTGATCAGCGCTTGCGGCTTGGGCAACCGGATGAAGCCGCCGACCTCGGCCTTGTGCAGGTCGACGATGACGTGCTCGGGCAATCGGTCTGGCTCGTCGCCGGTTCGCAACACCCGCAACACGCCGGGGGTCTTCTCGATGGCGTACCAATAGTCGACGATCTGGACGAACAGGTAACCGGAAAACAGCGGCGCAATGATCGTCTTGCCGGAGCGCCTGGTTTTCGTTCGCGGCACATAGCTGACGAACCCAGCCTGCCCGAGCAGATGCTCGCCGAGGCTTAGTTCGCCATGCTTGCGCGGATACAGCATCCGCGATTCGATTTGCACGACGGACCAGTAGCTCATCGAACCGGCCTACAGAGTCGATCAACCACCGCGCCGATGATGCTGCTAGGCGAGCCATCGAGGTTGCGAGTGAGCGCCGTGCGGAAGGCGCCGAGCGGCACGCCGTACTGCAGCGCGATCGAGAGCAGCACCGCGCCGTCGCGCGCGACCGCCTCGGTTTCGCTGCCGGCCTTGGCACCGCTCACAAACACTTCGCCGATCGTGCCGTCGTGATAGCGCCCGACCGTAACCGCGAACACCGCACGCTGCCCAGGCATGCGGACTTCGGTTGTTTCGCAGTAGCGGCGTTGCGGCAATGGCGTGCGGATTGCAATCATGTGTTACCTCGCGGTTAGTCCCCGGCTCGTGGTGTCTGAGTCACGAACCGGGGTTGTTTTGTAAATCCCTGCGTTCATTGCTCCCCTCGCTGGGGAGGCACGTGTCGGTTCTCCATCATCGACGTTCCCCGCTGCTGACCGCGGGCGTCTCTCCGGGTGCGGCCCGGAAACGGTTTGTTTGTTCAACCTCCCACCAAGTAACAGTCGGCAGTGTTTCGTTGAGCCAATCGAGCACCGCCGGCCACTTGGCGCGCAGGTAGTGGAAGTCGGCGGTCACCGAGAGCCGATCGCCGTTCCAGGCGAAAAACAGCCGCCGCTCGGTCGCGTGCTCGCGGCGGCGGCGTGCCTCGGGCGGGCGGAGCAGCACGAGGGCCCGCCAGCGCTTCCGGTCGCTCTCGGCGTGGTGGTGGAGTTCCCAGGACCCGGGCGCGACGCCGGTGCAGGTCGCGAGGAGTTTCATCGCGCCACCTCGGTTGTTTTTTGGAAATGATGCACGCGCGTGCGGGCCGAGTACCGAAGCGCCTCGAAATCGGCCTCGCAGCAATGCCGATGAAATCGACGTTTGCGCCAGTTCGCGTCGAACGTGCGCCAGTTATTTTTCTGATTTTTTCTGAAGCAGAAACCGGCGAAGTGCCGATGGGGCGGGACTTTGCGCCAGTCGGCTGCGCTAGGCGGACGGCGCGCTTGTTGTGTACCCGTAGGGTAGGCCGCCCGCACGCCAAGCGGCGGCGGCCTAACAACTGGCGCACCGTCCGTCAAGCTAGCCTGTGGATGCGCCAGTCCCGCGCCAGTTCTGCGCCAGTTCCGCGCCAGTTCAGAAGTATCAGAGTAAAGATTATTCACCGTCGTCCTCCGTGGTTTCCTCGGGGAACTTTTCACTCGGGGCTGAGTCGGGCGGCTGATGATCGGGGAACAAGCTCACGATGGTCGCGGACTCGGTCGGCGGTCGCGGGCTCGGCGTGAGCACGAAATAGGTCCGTTCCTTGCGATCGGGATCGCGGCGTTTTTCCTTGAACAGGACCTTCTCGTGTTCCCAGGTTCGCAGGACGGCGTTGATCCATTTGACGTCGCCCTGGCTGGTGACGCTGCGGCCGAAGCGCCGGGCGAGCTCGAGGCCGAGCCATTCGGGCGAGCGGCTGTCGGCGCGATAGGCGCGCTCGCGCAAAAGGCCTTGCACCCAATCGATGTCGGCAACTGAAAGTTTGGCGAAGACCTTTGGAAATTCCCAAGGCTCGACGGTGCCGACGTGATCGCCGTTGGCGATCTCGACCGACACCAGATGAAGCCATCGGGCCTTTTGCGGCGGGGCCATATTGTTCTTGCCGGAGTCGATGCGCAGATAAAACGATCGCCGTTCTGGCTCGATCTGCGCCTGCTCGGCCTCGATCGCCGTCATGACGTTGAGCACCCGGCAGGACCGCACGGCATTGACGATCGCGCCGGCACCGCGGGCGTCGTGAACTGTTAGTTCGCCCTGGCCTGCGCTCGGCTTACGGACGTGGTGAGTTAGCTCGATGCAGCAGCGCCGCCTGGCGCAGATCTCGCCGAGCCGCTTGACCAGCGCATCCATCGCCGCGGTGTCGTTCTCGGGTAAGTAATGAAACGAGATGAACGGATCGAAGGTAACGACGTCGATGGCGTTGGCTTCGATCGTTGCCTCGAAAGCGGCGAGCGCCGGCTCGTCGAACGCCGGGCCGTTCTTGCCCATGCGCGCGATCTTGAGCGGGAAGGTCATTTTGTCGTCGATAAACAGGCGGTCGCCGATGTCGATGCCGTGGTGCTGCACGTACGCAGCAATGCGACGGTCGAGTTCTTCGCGATCGTCCTCGGCGCTGATATACCAGACGCGCAGCCCGGCCTTGACCATTTCAAGCGTCTCGGCGATCGCCAGCGAGGTCTTGCCGAAGCCGCCGGGCGCAACGGTCGCGGTGACATTGCCACGCATGTAATGGCGCGCGTGTAACCACTGGCGGATCGGTATCGATGCAGGGTTGGGCACGATGTAGAGCGTCGCCGTGATCGCCGGCTTGCCAGGCGCATCGTGGTCTTTGCCGTTCGGTTTCTTGTGCTCGAACGCGCGGGCGATGATGTCCTGTATTTCCTCCTCGCCCTTCGCCTCGAGGAGCCCGAAGGCGTCGGCGATCTTGCGCAGTTCGTCGACGGCGTCGGGCTTGGCGAACCCTTTGGCGCAGTAACCAGCGATGTCGATCGCGGCGTGCTCGAACAGCGTTATTCGCGCCGGCACGTCCGCGCCGCTCGACATGATGCGGTGCCACGACTGAATGCCTTGGGCGAAGATGCCGTGCGGGTCGTTCACGCCGTCTCCTCCTCGATCATGAGGTGCTTGAATGCGTTGGTGATGATCGCGAAGGCGCAGTCGGCTCCAATGAGATCGGGCAAGTCTTGCTGATCGGCATACTCGAACAGCGGGCCCATGGCTTCGTCGAGGCTGTCGATCTCGCCCGCGGCGAGCAGGATCGCACGCGCTTCCGCGCGCGCCTGCAACACCGGCAATGGCGAGACCGTGGTCATGCCGCGTCCTGGGTTTTCTTCGATCTGCTGACAATCCACATCCGACGATCGAAGGTTTTGATCTTCGTGTCGGTTTCTTCGAGGATGTCGTTGATTTGCGCGATGTGCATGCGGATGGTGGTCAGCACGCGCTTCTGGTCGCCATAGACCGCATGCATTATTTCGCGCGCCGTGATGCCCATCTCGCCGGCTGCATGGATAGTGTCGAAGATCTGCGCCTTGAGCATCGGCAGGCGCACGCCGGCACGGACCTCGCCGACCGGCTGGCGGCAGAGTGGGCAGCACGCAGGCATCAGCTTTGTTTCCTTCTATCGTCAGCGAAGTGATCGGCGGGCCGGTGCTTGGCGCAGTACCAGCCGAAGCGCCCGGCGGCGTCGCCAGCGTAGTAAAACTCACCGGGCGCGCCGCAATGGCAGCGGTCGGCGCCGCCGGCCAGGATCTCCTTGCGGGCCGCCGGCTTGATCACGAGGCGATCGTCGCGCATGGCCGCCTTCCAGGCCTCGACCTCGCGTTGGTATTGTTTCCAAGCCTTATCCGGCACCGACGCGAACCCGCCGTGCTTGGCGACGAGCGCGTGCAGGTCGGGCGGCAGTTTGAGGCGGCGCTCGGTCATGGCCTCACGCAACGTGCCGAGTGCGGCCCCACGCTTCCAATGCGTCGGCGTGTTTTTGCTTTGCTTCGGCTTCAGCGCGAAGGCGGGCGACGTTGTAACCAATATCGACGTCCGTCATGTGCTCGCGCAGCACGTATTCCGGCTCGTTCTTGTCTTTTGAATGCGCCGCCGGATAGCGCCATTGCAGGCCAGTAAACAGTTCGCGCTGTCCGGTAACGTCGTCCTCCTGGTCGTCTTCAAACAACTTTCGGCATTGCGCGCGGGCGATCTGTCGCAACTGCAGATGACAGCCGAGGCAAACCAATTCGACCGAGCGCCGCGAAGGGTCGAGCTCGCGCAACGCCTCGGTGGCAATCCACGACGGGTTGATCCGAACTTGGCTGCGCCGAACGTCGATGATGCGAGCAACGATTTCAACAAGCCGACTTTCTTCTCTCGTCATTGCACTGCTCCGATACGCTTGAGCCACGCCGCAACCCGCGGCGCGAGGGTGTGAACGTCGTCCTTCATTTCGTCAGTCATCGTGGCCATTACTTCGCCCGGCTCCTGATCGAGCAGCCCGTGGCGCTCGAAGTCGCGCAGGCGACCCCAAAGCCAAAGCGCATCATCCGAAACCGGATCACGCACTGGCTCGGCCGCTTCCTTGGCGATGCGCAGAATTCCCTTGGTCGTCGGCGGCTTCACGCTTTCTCCGATTGCGAGATCGAAGTCGCGTTGCTTCATCTCGCCGAGCTTCTGCCACTGCGAGGATTGGTCTTTGGTGATGCCTAACTCTTCAAGCGTCGGAGGATCGGTCGTGCTGGTCGACCGAACTCCATTTGGCCCAGGCTTCGCCTTCGGCATCTTGCTGATGATCTGACCGGCCTTGCGCTCGGCGCGCAGCCGGATTTCAGCAGCCCGCCGTTCGGCATCGGTGTTCTGGGCCTGCCGCGCATAGTGTTCGAGCCGGGCCGCTTGGTCGCGAATGTCCTTCACTTCGTCGACGTTGTGTGCCGCATCGATTGCGCGACACATTGCGTCATAGCGGACCAGTGCGCTCACAACGCCACTCCCCTTTGGAACAATGGGGAGACCCGGATCCCGTGCGTCGGATCGATCTGCGCGCAGGCGTAAGACCACAGCGCGCAGGCATCGCCGGCGTCGTCGTCGGCGACCGCCCAGCCGAGCCGCGCGCATGTCCGCAGGACCTCGGCCTTGGCCGCAGCGCGCTTGAGCTTGCGCGTGCTGATGAAATGCGACCGCACGTCGGCGACGTCGGCTTCGGAGACGCGCTTGATCCCGCGGCACTGCGCGACCGCGAGCATCACGCCGCGCAGGCCGGCGAGCCGGTCACGGGTGGCACGCTGCGTCTCGCCCTTCATGGCGCCGCCGGGAAGGAGCGCCTCGAGGATGACCCAATCGGGCCGCGGGCGCGGTTCGAGCAGCTCGGACAGCCAGGACAGCGCCGCCGCAAACACGGCGCGGTCATTGCCGCCGCCGCCGAACGCGACCGAGCCCGAGCTCGGCACGGCGCCAACCTCGCCACGGGCGAAGCCGCATCGCGTCGCCACATCAAGCGCAAGAATCAGCATCCGCCTCCTCCTCGCTCGTGTGGCAAAGCTGGTGATGGGGTTCGCAGTAAGACGAACCGTCGCGCTTAGGCTCATCGCAGCCCGGAAACCGGCACTGGTCCCAGCGCAGGCTCACAAGCGGCGGGAGCGCGATCGATCGGCGGCCAAGTCGGCGGACGGTGATGCGCCGGCCGGCAACGGCCCGCGGCCGATGCGGCGACATTTACCCGCCCATGAGGCTGTCGAGATTGGCCTCGCGCTTGCCGCGGCGCTTCTTGACCGCCGCCTCGCCGAGCGGTGTGTCAGCGAGCGAACCGAGCGCCTCGAGCATCATCTCGAAGGTTTCCGCATCGTCGCCTTCGAGCGCGGCGATCTTGCGCTCGATCCGCCGCTCGCTTCTGTGCTTCGCAAGCACGGTCCGGAACGCGACCATGCTGTGGCCGGCCTCGCGGACCGCGATCATGATCTCTTTGAGTTGCTCGCGCGGGCCCTGGCAGTCCCGCATGTAGCTCCCCTTGAGCGACATGAGCTCGTCGTCTTGCGCATCGATCCGATCGAGATACCCTTTGAGAGCTGTAGCGTCGAAGCCGTTTGATAGCATGTCCGTACCTTTCTCACGCGCACGCTCACCGACCGGAAAGGCCGGGCGAATTGAGCAGGAAAATGTGTGGCGGGAGAGGACGTTAGTGGACACGCAGCCTTTCACCGATCGGCGGGCCGCGCAAGGGCGCACTCGCGCCGAGTTTTAGTTCGATGGAAGGTTTATGGAAGGTTTTTCAAAATTCGCCTGAAAATCCAAACCCCAAAAAAATCGCCCGGCCATCCCCAATGTGTTAGTTCGCAAATCGCATTTGACGAGCCGCAAAAGCTGCGTTTCACTATCATCACTCAATGACGCTTAAAGACAATCAAAGACACGCAGGCGGGACTAAATCCGCCGCGGACGGGGAATGGTGTGCGTAGTCCTCACACGAATTCAATCAGTTACGCGCGCCTCGATGGCGGCAAGCTCCTCGGCGGGAGCGGACGCGCCGCTACGAGAGGCGGGGCGGTTCAAGCTCGGGCCGCCTCGTCCTCGCAGGGGAAAGGCGGCCTTCGCAACCGGTCTCGCGTTAGGCGCGGATCGCCTTTCCCCAATTCACCCATTCGCTGATGAGGGTACGTCACCGATGACCGAAAGACGCGGCATTTATTTCAATCTGCCGGAGGATGAGTATCACGACGATCCCGCGCTGGGCTCGACCGACGTCAAGCGCTTGCTTGCGTCCGGCGCCGATTATTGGTGGCTCTCATCACTCAACCCGAACCGGCCGGAACACCGATCGTCGCCGTCGCTGGAGTTCGGCCGGGCACTCCACAAGCATGTGCTCGAGGGCCGCCAGGCATTCACCTCGCTCTATGTGCGCCGGCCAGATGACCTGGCCCGGCTCGACTCCAAAGCCAAGGCCATGCTCTGCCCGAACGGCGAGACGGTGCTCGACGGTGACGATTACGACCGCATCGTCGTCTCGGCCGCGCTGATCGCACAGAACCCGGATCTCGCGGCGGCGTTCGAAGGCGGGATGCCCGAAGTGAGCATGTTCTGGGACCACGACGGCATCCATTGCAAACTGCGCTTCGATTACCTCAAGGTCCGCGGGATCGGAGACCTCAAGTCCATCCGCAACTATATGGGCCGGCCGTTTCGCGAAGCCTGCATGCGCGCCATCGTCGATTATCGATATGATGTTCAGGCCGCACATTATCTCGAGGGCCGGGGCCACCTCGCCGGCTTCGTCGCCGACGGCCTGGTGTTTGGCGATCACGATCCGAACTGGCTCAAGCGCGTCGCCTCCGCGGAGGCCTTCGCCTTTCAGTGGGTATTTTTTCAGGCTGAGAATGCACCGATCACCTGGTCGTGCTCGCTCTCGCCAGGCAATCCCATTCTCAGTATCGCCGAGCGCGATCGCGCCAAGGGGTTCGAAACCTACCGTGAATTCCGCGACGCATTCCCCGCCGACGAAATGTGGCTGCTGAAAGAGCCCGTCACCGAACTTGATATCAACGACATGCCGAGGTGGTTCTCATGACAAAATTCGAAATCATCGACGAAGACACTGGCGAGATCACTGCCGCTCCAATGATCGTCGCCGAAACAGGCATGGTGACCGCGCTGACTCGTGCCGAGCTCGATACGCAGATCGCAACGGCGAGAGCGTATCCGCGATCGATCACGCATGTGCGGGACGAAATCTTGTCGCTCGCTACGCTCGATGAACAGACGGCAGCCGAGTGCATGTATGCCCTTCCTCGCGCCGGCAAGCCGATCCGGGGCGGATCTATTCGCCTCGCCGAAATTTGCCATCAGACGTATGGCAATTGCCGGGCCGAGGCGCGCGTCGTTGCGATCGATCGCCAGAATAAGGTGATCATTGCCGAAGCCACGTTCCACGATTTGCAGAGGAACTCGGCGATCCGCACGACCGAACAGCGCCGGATCGCAGATAAGAGGGGCCGGCTTTTCAATGACGATATGATCGTTATGACGGGCAAAGCTGCCTGCGCGATCGCGAAGCGCAATGCCATTTTTGCCGGCATTCCGAAAGGGCTTTGGCGCGCAGCTCTTGAAGCGGCCGAGCGCGTCGTTGCCGGCGATATCAAGACACTCGCGACTCGCCGAGACGGCGCGGTCAAGGCATTTGCGGTCTTCGGCGTCAAACCGGAGCAGATTTTTGCCGCGCTCGGTGTCGAGGGCCTCGACGATATTACGCTGGAACACATCCCAACGCTGCTAGGGATGCATTCGGCAATCAAGAGCGGCGAGGAGACGGTCGAGACTATGTTCGACCCGCGGCGCACCGGATCGGCCGCGTTCGATGCCGTGCAGAACCCATTGAAGGACGATGCCGCGCCCGAACAAACCGGCAGAGAGAATGAGGCGACAGGTGGCAAGCAGCCGAATGGAGGAAGTGAATGAGCGAGACGCCGCGGCACGACCGGCAGGATCAGCAGGACTACGAGCAGCTGCTGATCGGGTTACTGGATCGCGCCCATAATGCGCTCGAGCAATTGCGCGACCGCATCGATTACGCAGACCTCGCTGCAGACCGCGCCGACCAGGCGATAGGAGAATTGTCTCGTGCGCTCGCGGATCGGAATGCGCTGGAGGAGTAAAGATGCCGGCGAAAAACAGCAAGGCCGACCCCGGCGAGCTCGATGCCTACAGCATCCCGGAGTTCTGCCGGCGCCATCAGATCAGCGTGGGGCATTTCTACAACATGCAGCGCGATGGAATCGCGCCGCAGACCATGCTCGTCGGCGAGAAGCGGACGCTGATCTCGAAGGAAGCGGCGGCCCGGTGGCGCAAGGATCGCGAGCGAGTTGCAGGAGTTCAAAAGGGAGGAAGTGAAAGATGACTAATACCGCACTAGCAGACGAGCCACGGCGACGCGGACGAATGTCGGCAAAGGTAGTTAAGCTCGAAACCGCCGCGGCAGGATCGGCCAGACAATTGGTCATCCAACCGCCGAAGATGCAGACGGTAAAACTGCGCATCAACGGCACGGCACCTTATGTGCAGCACGCCTTCTCGCAGAAGGCACGCAATACGATGATCGAGACCCAGATGCTCGGCGAGCAGTCGCGCAAGGGACGCAAGCGCGATCCGAAGAACTTCGATGCGGTCTATGAAGGCGCGATGCACAAGTCGGTACAGGGCTGGTGGGGAATTCCGGCGCCAGCGTTCCGCAATGCTATGATCTCTGCTTGCCGCATGTCCGGCTTCAAGATGACGATCGGCAAGCTCTCTATCTTCGTCGTCGCCGATGGCTTCGATGCAATCGACGGCACACCGCTGGTGAAAATCACCAAGGGCGCGCCTGTCAGGCATATCGCTCCAGCTCGCAATGCCGGCGGAACGACCGACATTCGTTGTCGGCCAATGTGGCGCGAGGGATGGGAAGCGACCGTAACCGTTCGTTTCGATCTCGATCAGTTCTCGATCGCCGACGTCGTCAACCTATTCAGCCGTGCCGGCATGCAGGTCGGTGTCGGCGAGGGCCGGCCGGATTCGCCAAAGTCGGCCGGGCTCGGATGGGGGCTTTGGGAAATTGCGAAGTAACGACGGGGCAAGGCACGGCCTGGCTGGGCAAGGCATGGCGAGGCGCGGCAGGCGTGGCACGGCATGTCATGGCTCGGCATGTCAAGGCGCGGCGTGGCTCGGCACGGCGAGGCGAGGCAGGCGCGGCAGGGCTTGGCGCGGCACGGCTCGGCTGGGTGAGGCAGGCCTGGCAAGGCATGGCCCGGCAAGGCAGGGCGAGGCAAGGCGGGGCAAGGCAGGGCAGGCATGGCGTGGCTCGGTGCGGCGGGGCGTGGCTTGGCAAGGCAAGGCGGGGCACGGCAGGCTCGGCTTGGCGTGGCACGGCACGGCGTGGCAGGGCGCGGCTGGGCGCGGCTTGGCACGGAGCGGCAGGCAGGGCGGGGCAGGCGCG